TATGTGCGGGGCATAGTTCACAGGTTCAAGGTCGACAGGAAGAACCCGCGGGTGGAAGTTGAGATCGTGGACATGGAGAAAAACGAGAAACCATTGGAAGGACAGGAGTGGGATTGAGGAGGTTGAATAACACATGAATCTGAATCAATGGCGTGATGAAATACATGCGCTTGCAAAAGAAAAAGGCTGGTGGGAAGGAGAGAGAACATTTGGTGAGATAATTGCCTTGTGCCATAGTGAGTTGTCGGAGGCGTTGGAGGAATATAGGGCAGGAAATTATTCAATTTATTATAATTGCACAAAAAATCCTGCAATTATAGAACCTTGTATATACGAAGACGACAATCAATGCGAACTGGCATTTATGTATTATGGAGAATGTAACTACAAGAATTCAAAACCCGAAGGCATCCCTATCGAACTTGCCGACTGCATAATCCGTATTCTTGATTATTGTGGCAAAGAGGGTATCGACATTGAGGAAGCCGTTAAAATCAAGCATCAGTATAACAAGACCCGGCCGTACCGACATGGCGGGAAAAGGATATAGGAGGTGCTAAAATGTTGTTAACAAAAAGGCAGCTTGAAGACGCTGTACGGTGCATAAGCATCGATGCGGATATAAATTATGCGGGATATGAACATTGCGTAAAATGCGCAAGAGGTATTATAGACGCTGCCCAAAGTGTTTCAGAGAAACAAAGCTTGCCTTATTGTTATTAGATATTGAAGGGATGGAAAAACAAGATGAAAGAAATGATTAAGAGAATGAATCCAACTATATTCAAAAGGCTGAACCAATATTACAGAATGAAACCTGCAATCATACCTGATGAACTGTCCAATTGGCTGATTGAAAATGAATTCTTCCTTGCACCTGCTTCAAGAAAATATCATGGTGCATATGAAGGTGGATTGTATTACCATTCAACCAATGTGGCAGACAGATTGATGTGGATGACCGATAAGCTGAACTTACAGTGGCAGCGGAAGGAATCACCCTGGATTGTTGGAATGTTTCATGACCTGTGCAAAATTGATGAATATGTCAAGGTTGTGGATGAAGAAGGTCAGGTGATGATGGGAACTGGTGAAGTCAAAGGTGAAATTGCACACTTTGAACATGCATCTGATGTGTTGTTGAAAGGTCATGGTGATAAGTCAATCATGTTGCTGTCACAGTTCATGACACTGACGGAAGAAGAAATCATGTGTATCAGGTATCACATGGGTGCTTATGTAAGGGATGACTGGGAAGGTTTTGACAAAGCAATCAGAAAATATCCGAATGTGCTTTTCACTCATACTGCTGATATGTATGCTTCAAAGGTTTTGGAACTTTGAAACTTAACTTTCAAAAGTGGTGATGTTACTGTTGTGTTACGGTTAAAGAATTCAAGTGTAACATTGAAACCCTTGTAAACACAGCATTGTTACACATGTTACACATGTTACGGTTGTTTTTAACTTAATAACAATATTAGTGATTTTTATAATCATTAAATTTTAATGATTTCATAAAAAATAACTATATAAGAAGTATAACTGTAACAAGTGTAACACAAGACCCTTAAAAGCATTGATTTTATTGACTTTGAAGGTGTTACACATGAAAAAATTCAACTGTAACATTTAACCGTAACAAACAGTAACAGAATAAAGAAAGGATGATTTTATGACAGCAAAACAATATTTAAGGCAAGCGTACCGCTTGAATGAATTGATAAATAGTCATATTAAAGAACTTGAACAATTAAGGCTTCTTTCAACAAGTGTTCCAAGTACAGATTTTTCAAAGGAAAGAGTTCAGGGGGGCAATCTTCCAGGTGATAGAATTTCAAATATTATTGCAAAAATTGTTGACCTTGAAAAGCAAATCAATGATGAAATAGACCGCTTTATTGATTTGAAAAAGGAAATTCATGATGCAATTGATGCAGTACAGAATCCTGACCAACAACTTGTGTTAAGATGCAGATATATTGAATTCTTAACCTGGGAAAAGACTGCTGAAATTATGAACTATTCTATTAAACAGATACATAGAATACATTCAGCAGCATTACAAAATGTAGTTATTCCAAAAAGATGACATAGAATGTCCTTGAATGTCATAACAAAGGGTATAGAATGACACTGACAATATGTGTTAAAGTATAAAATGGAAATAGCAGCAAGTGAATTGCTGCTATTTTTTATTTTGATTGAAAGGCGGTGTTGTAAAGGAAGGATTGATATTAAGAACGGAATGTGTTTATGTCATGATTGTCATACAGAGCAGCATAAAAATGATACTTCATACCACATGATGAAAGCAAAATAGTAAATGAATGTCAATAAAAGGGGGTGATTGAATGTTAAGTTTAAAACAAAAAAAGTGCATTGAACTAATGGCATCAGGTGAATTAACACAGAAGCAAATTGCAAAACAGATTAACATTACTGAAAAGACAATCTGCACATGGAAAAAGGATAAAGAATTTATGAGTGAACTGGATGCACTTGTTAGAATAAGCATTCAGTCACTTGCTGCAAAAGCTTTCAGAACACATACGAAACTTTTAAATGCTAAAAGCGAAATGGTCAGGTACATGGTTGCAAAAGATATACTTGATAGGGCAGGATTCAAGTCTGATGACAAAATTAAGTTTGAAGGTGCAATCCCCATTGTCATTCATGATGACCTGGATGATGAAGATGATGACGAATAATAACAGGTTAGTAACAAAACAGCTTGCAAAGCCTGTGTTTTCAGCATCCTGCATTTATTGAACCATAAAAAGGCGGTGAAAGTGGCATGACAAAGCTTGATATCTCATTGAAGAAAGCTGTTGGAAAAGGTTATAACCGCTTTTGGAAGTTCAAAGGCAGATACAGAGTTGTAAAAGGTTCAAGAGCATCCAAGAAGTCAAAGACAACAGCACTTTGGTTCATCACCAACATGATGAAATACCCTGATGCAAATACATTGGTTATTAGAAAGACCTTCCGAACATTGAAAGATTCCTGTTTCACAGAATTAAAATGGGCAATTAACAGGTTATGTGTTCAGGACTATTGGAAAATCACTAAATCACCACTTGAAATGACATATATTCCAACAGGTCAAAAGATTTATTTCAGGGGTCTTGATGACCCTTTGAAAGTTACATCCATAACTGTTGAAGTCGGTCATTTATGTTGGATGTGGATTGAAGAAGCTTATGAAATCATGAAGGAATCTGATTTTGATATGCTTGATGAATCCATTCGTGGTGAAGTTCCTGATGGTCTTTTCAAACAGATAACATTGACCTTCAACCCATGGAATGAACATCACTGGATAAAGAAACGGTTCTTTGATGCAGCACCTGACCCTGACATCCTTGCCCTGACAACCAACTACAAGTGCAATGAATGGTTGGATGCAGCGGACAAGAAAGTGTTTGAAACCATGAAAAAGAACAACCCCCGAAGATACAGAGTTGCAGGACTTGGTGACTGGGGTATTGTTGAAGGTCTTGTGTTTGAAAACTGGGAAGAAAAAGCCTTTAACCTGGAAGAAATTAAAAAGATACCTGGTATCAAGTCAGCTTTTGGTCTTGACTTTGGATATACCAATGACCCTTCTGCCCTATGGTGTGGAATGATTGACCTGAAAGGCAAGGTCATTTATGTGTTTGATGAAATGTATAAAACAGGTATGTCCAATGAAGCAATTGCAAAGGAACTTACAAAGATGGGATACCGAAAAGAACGAATCAGGGCAGATTCAGCAGAACCGAAGTCCATTGACCGTTTGCGTGAACTTGGTATTTCCAATATCACTGCTGCAAGGAAAGGTAAAGACAGTGTGAATAATGGTATTGACTTCATCCAGGATTTCAAGATTATTGTTCATCCAAGGTGTGTAAACTTCTTGACTGAAATCAATAATTACACTTGGGATGTTGACAAGTTTGGAAAGAAACTGAATACCCCCATTGATGACTTCAATCATCTAATGGATGCAATGCGGTATGCCCTTGAAGATTTTGTCAAAGGAAGGACTTTTTCTTTTGATTAGTAACATGATAGTAACAAATAACCCTGAAAACCCTATATTTCCAGGTGTTTGTATATATGCAGTAATAAAGAAAAGGGGGTGAATGAATCGTGTTTAACTTTTTTCAATCCGAAACTGAACGAATAAACTACATTGTGAAGATGGGTGCTGAATCCATTATCACTGATGAAAAGTTTATCGAACTTGAAATTCAGCGGTTCAAGACCAGTCAAAGAAGAAAAGAAATGCTTGATGGTGAAAGGTACTTTGCAGGTGACCATGACATCCTGAAAAAGAAAAGAACCATCATTGGTGAAGGTGGCAAGGTTGTAACTGTTGACAATCTTCCGAACAACAGGATTGTTGATAATCAATATAAAAAGATGGTCAATCAGAAAGTGAATTACTTGCTTGGTCAACCAATAGCAATCAGGACTGACAATGAAACCTATGACAAGCTATTGAAGCAGATATTCAATAAGCGGTTTATGCGCTTGTTGAAGAACCTGGGTAAGGATTCGCTGAATGAGGGCATTGGATGGCTGTACATCTATTACAATGAACATGGTGAATTCACCTTCAAAAAGTTCAAAGCACATGAAATCATTCCTGGATGGCATGATGCTGAACACACTATTCTTGATTATGCTATCAGGATTTATGAAGTCATTGCTTATGAGGGTTCAGAAGAAAAGACCATTGAAAAAGTTGAAGTTTATGACCAGTCAGGTATCTACTATTTTACATTGGATAATGGTCACCTTGTTCCTGATGAACCGTTTTTTGCAAATTATTTCACTGTGACTGATGATGAAGGTAATGACCAGGGGTGGAATTGGTCAAAGATTCCGCTGATACCTTTCAAGTACAACAGTGA